GGGTCGTAGGTAAGCGGCGCTGTGACTTTCTTGGTTTTCTTCTTGGCCATCACTTAAAGGACCTTTTGGCGCGGCGCGGACGCCTCTCACGGCGGGCTTCACTTAATGCAATAGCGATGGCCTGCTTCTTCTTGGTGACCTTCGGGCCAGAACTGGATTTAAGCGTTCCAGCCTTGAACTCGCTCATCACCTTCTTGACCTTGTTTTTGGCCTTTACAGACCTGACGGGTTTCTTCTTGATCTCACCGGAACGAGAAATCCGAACGCCCATACTGGAGCGAGACATTGCCATGTTACTTCCTGAAGATTTGGACAATCTTTTCGAGGCTGCGGCCACCAATATATCCGCCAAGACATATCACCACGGCATCCATGATCCATTTTAACAGATCATCACCCACCCTGACAGGCGGCATATCAAACCACGCCACAGCCACAGGGAACACAATGCCGTAGCTTATCGGGATGATCGCAAGACCTACCGCCACCATAGGACGCCAATTACGCTGGAGCCAATTCTCACCATTGGCCTCCGCCATGATGACATCGGCCTGCGATTTGGAAACCTCTTGAAATACGCCAAGAACGGTCTTCTCGATGTCGCGGCGAAGCTGCGCCTCCGTGACCTGACGCTGATTGTATCCCTTGTAGAGATCAACCAGCGCACCAATCACGGGGCCCATGAGAAGCTTTTTGACAATGGTGAGAAACATTATACGTCCCAGTCACGGGCCTTTTTGTAACGCTCCCAAACGATCCAGAGTGCGCCAGCAATGATAATTACGATCAGGAGAGTGGTCAAATCAAACCCCGTGAAAATGGCCCTGCCATTCTCAACCGCATCCTTGGCGGCAGCGGTCACGCCAGCGGCGGCTGTCACACCAGCAGCAACATTGGTTGTAGACATCGCCATCGGCTTGCCCTTTGGCTCATCGACAATCGGACGCACCTCTTCGATGGCCTTGACATCGTTCTTGGAGAACAGTGCGGCCTCGGCGGCACGGCGGCGGGTGAGCCCCGGGAGAACCTTTCCGCCAGCCTTGTTCCAAAGGGCAAAGGCGTCAGCAGCCTTTTTCCACTGGCCCTGATTACAGAAGCGAACCACAGAACTGCGAGAGAATGCGCCCACGCCGATATTGTAGCAAAGGCTCACACAAGCAGAGAACTGATTAGAGTTGAGAGGCACCTTGATGGCGCTCTTTACTCCGTCTTCAAACACCTTGAGGTCTCGGCGGAGGATGACTTCCGCTTCGTCGCGCGTAACAACCATTCCGGGCTTAACAGCGGGCGGGCCAGCCATGGAAGTGTGCCCATAACCGATTGTCCAAACCGCTGCGGGGCACTTATATGCCTTCGCGCGGAAACCCTCAAACTCCTTGATGAGGTTAAGTCCTGCCTTGTTGATTCTCATTTCAACTATCCTGTAGCTTAGCAAAATCTTCAGCGGAGACTCCTGCTTCATTTGCGAAGGCAACCCAATGCTCCATCGGGAGGAGGATCACTGTCTCGCGGATTACACAGTCCTGTGCGTCAAAAATAGCCACACCAACCTTTGTGACGCCAGCCCTGTCTTTAAGAATGCCGATTGCGAGGCTACGGCCATCAATGGGGTGCATGCCATTCTTGGCGCGGTTCTCATTCAGCTTAGCCACAAGCTTTTTTGTGGCATCAGCGTTAGCAATCATAATCACCGTGTCGGGGTGCTTGACGGCTTCGAAGAAGGCGTCTCTTTTGTAGCACTCCTGTGCGATTGCGGGTACTGAGGTGAGAATAAGGATAACAGAGAAAATCAGGCCAGCAATCGTTTTCATGTGCGTGTCTTTCGCTATTTTGTTCCGAAGAAGTTGAGTATTTTTTCCATTGCAACCACTACAAGGATGTTTATGATCAGCATTGCTCCAACGGCTTTGTTTCTCCAAGCCTCAAGAGTCGTGATTCGCTTACTGGCCTCTTTACTGGATAACTCAATCTTGTCTTCCAGTTCCTTGTGCTTCGCAAGGCATGTCGGGCTGGGTGGAAGCTTCTCTATCTGAGTGATTAAAAAATCCAGCTTTGTCTCAAGTCGAACGATTCTTTCTGCGGTGTCAATGTGATCCAAGGGCGGCATCGCGAAACCTTTTGGTTTTTTGTGGTGATATTTTTTTGGTCGGTCAGCGATCCAAAGTTCATCTGAACTTGGCCGTCTTTGCGGCAATCTTTTTGGGCTGAGCAACGAATTGCTTTCCCTTTTTTGTGCCTTCGCGTTTCGCGCGGGTAGTCGCCGCGTACTCAGCCGGAGACAGAGCCTCTCGGGCCTTCTTGGGGAGGTAACGCTCCCCGGTCTTTCCAGATGGTTTACCGCTCTTTGTTCCCCAATCTTCACGGGACCACTTGCTCATGGACTTCTGTGCGGCTGTCTTTTCGCCAGTGTATCCACCACCACGGCTCTTATAGATGCGTCCAGCAAGCTGCATGGCGCGTGCGGAGTGCTTGCCGCCCATCTTTGACTTGGCTTCAGCCTTGGCCTTAGCCCAGAGCGCTTCGTTGGTGCGGCCCATTTAGCAATCCCATGCTCTACGCGCCTTGCGGAGCCTGCTGTTGGGGTTCTTTGCAGCCTTCGGCCACATCTTCATCTGCCCAGCAGAGCGGGCACAGAAAGACTTCTTCCGGGGCCCGCCTTCCGGCTGGGGTGGTTTCAGGTTCATGCCCTGACGCTTTGCGGAGGCACGGCCCTTGGCGTTTAAACCACCATTGGGGTTCTGCCCCTCCTTGCGGGTCCAAGCAGGAGACTTTGCCATCAGCGCACCCGCCACTGCTTGATGTTCTTCTGGACCTTGCCGTAGCCACGCATGACGGGCTGCATTTCCTCGCCAATATCATCGGGGCTGAAGATCACAGTCTTGTCGGTAACCTCAAGATCACCCTTGCCGCTCTCGACAGGCTGATCGGTCGGGTTCTTAGGCCTCTTGACGGCATCCTTGCGGACATCCTCAATGTCGGCCTCATCCATGCGGGGCATATTTTCCAGCTTCATGGCTTAACCGTAGAAAATGGTGACCGAGCCCACATTGGTCAGGGTCGTGTAAACATTTGTCGAGAAGCGAATGCCATCACCGGGGATGTAAACAGTGCCGTAGCCGTTGGCCGGGACTGCCACCGTCACCATAGTTGTGCCGCCAGAGCCACCATCCTTGAGGACGATGGAGCCAGCGCTTGCATTCGCGGTATAGTAGAAAGACCTGACGCGGGCAGGGCCGTCGATCACCGCCGTATTGTTCGACGCGGTCGCGGCCTTAACGTCACCGTTATAAAGAGCCATGGCTCCCTCCAGAAATAGGGATAGCCCCTTGCGGGGCTATCTGGTTAGGTAGCCTGAATGACGCCGCGCGTATCGACACGAAGCCAGTTCGCCCCATTCGAGAAGGCAATGATCGGAGCGCCATTGGCACCATTGTCAACATAAATCATGCCACCTTCGCTGAGCGTAGCGTCAGGGGCGGTGGCGACCGTGAAGGTTTCGGAGACCTTTACAGGGCCTGAAAAGCGTGTATTTGCCATTGTGATATCCTTGCAGGATGGGGCTTTGGAGTCTCTGCAAGCGTCAGCCGGGACTGTCTCTCAAAGCCGGGGAACCCGGGGCCCAAGTGTCTGGGATTAGGTAAATTTTAGCACAAAAGAAAAGGCCCCCGAAGTCGGGGGGCTTAGGCAGCGATCAGCTTGCGGTTCTTGGTTTGGTTCTCAGCCGCTGTGATGACGCGGAGGTTCCACGGCACATGCAAGCCGGAGACGATCCCGCCCCGGATCGGGACAATGTGGTCAACTTCGTGGTCGATCCCGGTCTCGGACTTGATGCGCTCTGCCTCTTCGTAGAAAGACCGGATTTGCGCCTTGTGTTCCTTGGTCAGCCACTTTGGCGTGGCCTGCCGGATGTGCTTCTTACGGGCAGCCACATCTGCGGCGACCAAACCCTTGTTGCGGGCCTTCCAAGCTGCCTTGTATTTTCTGGTGTTTTCTTTGGGTTGTGCTCTTGCCTGAGCGAGGTATTTATCCCTGTTTTTTGAGTAATGCAGGGCGCGAATGAGCCTACCGTTTGCGGGACAGCGGCCCTTCCCACAATTTGTTTCGAGGGGTATCGACCCGCCTTTGTATGGTTTTTTCGCCGCAGCCATTATCTGTAAATATAAAAGAAAAACCCGGAGCGCAAGCCCCGGGTTTCTTTATTTGTTTCGTTGTACGCCTTAGGCTCCCGGGGAGCCCCAAATCCCCAAGGGATCAGACACGCCAAACGAGTACCTTTCGCGAGCCTTGTAGCGAACATTGCCGCTATCAAAATCTCCGTCCATACTCGTAGACATTGCAGTACGGACGAAGTGCTTCATGCCGTTCGGAATATCTGTGCAGAGATAGTACGAATCGGTGTCTGTCAGGTAGTGGTTGACAGAGTAGCCTTCGGGGATCGTGCCGTTGGTCTTGATGGCGTTGATGTCGTTGTCGGCAGTCGCTGTGCGGAGTTCAGTCTCCAGCAAGCGAGTAGCCACGAACATCAGGTTCGGGGGAACAACCAGCTTGCGCGGGCGGGCGGCGATCAGGAGACCGCGCTCGTCCTTCCAGCCAGCGATCTGGATAACGGCAGCCTCAAGAGAGGTCTCGTTCAGATCGGCAGGCGTGGACTGCGTGTTGCTGTTGGTACCACCAGACACGAGGGGGTGAGCCGTGTTAAACAGCGTCACACCGTCACCCGATACGAACGCGCCGCCCGAGAAGCCGTTGTTCAGCGGATAAGCCGCCTTGACCTGCTTCGTGTAGGCCATGGAGCGAGCCAGAGCCTTGGTGTAGCGCGAGGAGAGAGAATCGTACAGGTTATCTTCCATCGCCTCTTCGGTGATGGAGAAGCCCATAGCGATGGTCTCGTGGTTGTAACGGGCGGTCCAAGCTTCCTGCGCGTTGTCGTAGGAGATGCCCTGACCTTCGTTCTTGACCGGAGCGGCACCGAAGCCAGAAAGCTTCAGTTCCTCTTCGAACGAGCGCTCGGACGATTCAGTCTCGTAAATCGCCTCATGCTCGTTTTCGTACTTCTTGTACTCAAGGCCGAACAGGGCGTTAAGGCCCGGAAGCAGTTCCTTGAGGAGTTGTGCGCGTGAAATAGCCATTGTGTCGTTCTCCTATTACACGCCAGTCGGGTTCATGTAAGCGTGGCCATAGGTGACGGTCACCGTGGAGTTCTGGGCGTTCGTGTCAGCAGCCGCATAAACAGCAGCGGGAGCATTCCACTTCACCAGAAGGTCCGTATAGGCATCGCCCACAGCCGAATCGGGGCCTTCAACAAAGCCAACGATACGAAGCGGGAGGGTTTCGGTTACGGCAATCGAGGCCGCATCAGCGGATGTCTCGGAGTTGCCAGTGTTCACATCGCCCGAGAAGGTGCTAAGGCCAATGTTGGCACCAAGCGCGGTCTGGGGAACTGTGTCGTCAGCCTGAAC